GGCGAAGCAGGAGCGTCGTCAGGGGATAGCAAGCCCTCTGTTGGCGCAGGCTGCGCTGCTGCTGCCTGGATAAAACTACGGAATTGATCTAGCATATTCATAATAAATAAACCCCTAGCCGCCAACGCCGACCATACGGCCCAGGACGCTACCAATAATACTAAATAAACCGTTAGTCGCTTGAGCGCGTGCTGCTTCGCGGCCTGCTTCGGTTTCCATCTCTTGCATGAGTAAGTTTGTTGCTCTGTCTGCATCTTTGTTTGCCGTATCCCAGACAAAGGACATCAAGTCTCGCGTCTCCTGCATTAGCTCATTGAACGCTCGGTTGGTGAGATTGTTAACCTGTCTGGCACTCTCCATGTTAGCCTCGTTGATAGCCGCCGTGTCAGCAGTGGCTACCTTCTGGTACCATGCAGTGTTCGCTTGTTCAATAACCAAAGAGTTCTGCGTGTTAAACATATCACGCTGGTTCTGCATCTCAGCGTTAAACCGTTCCATAGCGTTGAGTTCGCCTGCATTGAACTGACGCATACGGTTCTGCTGTTCTACGCTGAACATGTTAGCCTGGTTAGTAAGGTTGGCAAAGAACTGGTCTGTCTGTTGTTGGCTACTAGAGTTGAACTGTGCAGCAGCGTTCTCAGCAGCCTGGTCACTCAGTAACGCGTTGATACGCGCCTGTGCTTGAAACATCGCAGTTTGCTGCAGGTTGTCTAGGTTTGCCATGTCCATCTGCAGGAAAGCCTGTGCGTTCTGCACCTGCGCTTGCTGACGATTGTTCAGATTGGTCATGTCTAGCTGTGACATAGCAGCCGCATCAGCCAGAACCTTAGCGTTACGAGCATCTAGGTTAGCCAGATCTACGGACTGTGCTAGCCGAGCATTCTCAAGAGCGACCTGTTGTTCGGCACTGAAGTTCATGTTAGCAATGTCGCTAATCTTAGCAGCGTTCTGTACACGCGTTTGGAACTCTTGGCTGAACTCTAGGTTCAAGAACTGGGCGCGCTTCTCAGCGGCAAACATTGCAGCCTGCTGGCGGTTGCTTAGGTTCTGTGCTTCAAAGGATGCTACTGTCTGTGCGTCAGCCTGTGCGATAGGCAACGCTGATTCCATAGCGGCCTGAATAGCAGCCTGCCCTGCCATAGAAGAGGCAGACAAACCACGTGCAGCCATCTGTGCCGCAGCAGCACGCATAGCACCAGCAGCCCACGCAGGGGGTGACGTGCCTTCAAACTGCTCCATCAAGCCAGTAAGCTGACCTTGTACCGTAGCATCTGTAGAAGGAGAACCTGTGGCAGCTTCGAAGTTAGTCTCTTTCTTGACACGATCCATGTCAACGGTACTACCGTCGATGAGTTCGCCCTCTTCTAGCTTGCGCGCATCAGGAGCCACAACCTGCTGTGCAGCCGCAATCTGAGCAGGGCTTAAGTTAAGCTGTGCCAACTCTTGTGGCGACATGGTAGCAGCTTCAGCCAAAGCCTCTTCACTAGGCTTACCTGTAGCAGCGATGAGAGCGTCTAGAACCTCTTTAGTCTCGCCTGTGACCTTAGCGGGGTCATAGTCGTACAAGCCGTCAGCGGGCTTCTCAGGGGCTTTTACCTCTGCTGCATCCTCTGCCGTTGTAGCCGTAACTTCAGGAGCCGGGCCTTTAAGCTGCCCTGTCGCAGGATCGATAACCTGCTGTTCTGTGGTATCAATAGACTTAACCTCTGAATCCTTCACCAGAGCCCCGGGGTCTTCAAAGACTTGATCCATTAGAGCATCAGAGCGACGCTGCTGTGACTCTAAGGCGCCAGGGTAGACAGCCTCATCTTCGCCTGTTGGCGTGCCGCTAGGAGCGTCTGGAACATTATAGCCACCCTCCGCAAACTCACGTGAAGCGATACGGCGTTCTGCCTCCATCTCCATCTCACGCAGACGGTCTTGCATGCTACGATCCGAGTCAAGCACCGTCTGCTTGTCTTGAGGACGCAGCCCTTGTAACTCTGGGAAGATCCGATCTAGCTGAGCAGGAGTAAAGCCTGCGAACTTCTTAGCCATTGTGTTCCTCTTTATCCTGCGTATCGCATTACGATGTAGCCTACCCCGTCGTAGTCAGGGTCTACGTAAGGTGATGTAGTGTATGGTGTGGGTACGTCTACTGTAACGTCTCCGTCAGCATCGACAGTTAGCATTCTCAAAGTCTGGTTGTCTTTCCAGCGCGACCGCATTGCGCTACCCTTCTGGGTGGCATTGGTGAAGTCAGCGTCGATAAACGTGTTGATGTTATCATAGAAGCCTGTCAGCCCCAGAAAGATTACGTCGTTCTTCTGTAGGCCCGTAATGTCAAATGAGTCTACTTCGTCTCGCCCTGATAGACCTGAAGCTGTTACAAAGTCCCAGTTACCTGGTAGACCAATGATAAGCTGCATGTTCATGCCATTATCGCTTACCTTATTGAAAGTCGCCCCTATAGTAGAACCGCTTAAGTTGTGGGCAAGGTCACTACTGCTGAACGTGTAATAGTGATGGTTCTGGTCACCGCCTATATAGTAATGACCACGATCTGTCAGTGTTATGCTATTACTATTAAAGGTAGCCCCTGTAACAGTTGTCTGCGCTGCAGTACCGACGTTGTTATTAACAAAGATAAGTGTACTGCCTTTAGCGCCTGCCCATTTAGGAGCCTTAGCATACACATCACTCCATGTTACAGTACCATCTACGCTGGTTGCGTACCGTGTTTCATCTGGATCGTCACCATCCCAATGAGCGTACGTCTGAAAGAAGCCTTGACCAGTCGTATCTGCTACGTAACCTGTCTGCATCCCTTGGTTAAACAAGGTCTTCGTCTCTAAGAAGTTACGATAAGATGCAATACCTGCATTATTTACAAACGTGTCAACATTAAAGGTACTGATCGTAGGGGTCACAGCACCCATGATAATAGCGCTCATTAGCTAACTCCTGCGCCAGCCACGATACCTTTAGTAGAACTTAAGATAGTTACAGTAGCCATATAAGCCGGTTCCAGAGAAACAGAGGTTTTATCTGTAGTCGTACCATCAATGTAGAACGTGGTCAGGTCGCCATCTTCAATAGTGATTGCAGCCGTGTGAGCGTTGTAGATCACTACGATATCACCTGCTTCTAGCTCGCCTGATGCAGTACCAAAGGTGATCGTAGAAGCAGCACTGAAGTTATACACTCCTGATGCTGTGATCTCTGTCGTACCGCTGGTAGAGGTGAACTTAGGTGTACGTAGATCGCCAGTCGAATCGCTAACGTTCTGCGCGGTTAGTGTACCAGTTGATGCGTTATATGACAAGTCTGAGTTATCAATGAACGGCGCCTGATTACCTGTGGTAGATGCTCCTACGAGTACAGGGTATGCAGTCGTATCAGTAGAAGTGTTAGAGCCGATGTTGATGTTAGTAGCATTGTCAGCCGTGCCTGTTACATCCCCTGTTACGTCACCAGTAACGTCACCGGTAACATTACCTTCAAGATCGGCTACAAGCGTACCTGAAGTGATTGTCAAGTTACCCGTGCTAGCACCTGTGAAGGTACCTGTACCCATGGTGAACTTGTCAGCACTTTCATCGTAACCAATGAAGATATTGCTCTCGCTACCACGCTCAATGACGATACCAGCGTCACCAGATGGGGTACCTGTGCGACCATTGCCTAACTCAAAGAGTTGGTCAGCTACTTGTGTGTTGGTAGAGTTAACAGTAGTGGTGGTGCCTGATACAGTTAGGTTACCGTCTACTGTGACATTGTTGAACTGTACGTTAGAGTCTGTCTCTACAGCCTGACCAATCGCTAGCGTAGGCGTAGCACTCTCACCTGAGTTATTGGTAAGGGTCATGCCGGTACCAGCTACAAGGCTAGACACGTAATCGCCTGTAGTATCTGTACCTAGCGCTACAGAGTTAGCCGCAATAGTCGTAGCAAGAGCAACGTTACCTGAACCGTCAAACGACACAGCCGTAGCAGTTACATCACCGGTCAACGAGAAGTCTCGTGCTGTAGTTAATGTAGCTGCTGAACCTGTCGTGTTCTGCGTGCCCTCAGCATTGACACCGGGCAGATCAATGTTAGCACTACCATCGAATGACACACCGCCAATAGTACGAGCAGTCTCTAAAGTAGTAGCTGTGTCAGCATTACCTGTGACTTCACCAGTTACGTCACCCGTCACGTTACCTGTGACATTACCGGTAAGGTTGCCTGTTACGTTACCTGTGACTGGTCCTACGAACGACGTGCCCGTGATGGTAGTACCCGTAATAGCAGCCGCACTATTTCCACCAATGACAGTAGCATCAATGGTACCACCGTCAATGTCAGCAGTATCAGCGGCCAGACTATCAATGTTAGCAGTACCATTAACATAGAGGTCGCGCCATTGTAGAGAGCTGCTACCGAGATCATGTACGTCATCCGTCGCTGGTATAACATGTGAAGCTACGCCAGCCGTAACATTTAGGCTATCAGATGACGTGTTACCTACAGTCACGTCGCCGTTCAGCGTGGCGGTGCCGGTAACCGTCAAAGTAGTACCCACAGATACAGCAGCGGATGCCGTCACATTGCCTGTGAACGTTGATGTCTCATCTACAGAAAGGATGTCTGTATTTAGCGTACCGTCGAAGTAACCATCCTTGTACAGGATGCTTGCGGTACCAAGGTCGAGCGTGTTGGTCGTCTTGGGCTGCAGCGCAGTTGCAGTAATCTGCAAGTCCTGACTTGGCCCTACTTTCTCAATAGGCGCGCCCTCGCCTGCGGTGCCATCGTGTGAGTGTCCGGTTGATGCGTTGAAAGCAGACTGTACCTGATTGAACTCGTTGTCCAAGTCAGTAGCATCAATAACGTTACCGTTAGCAATGTTGTCTGCGGTGTCCTGACGTGTATAGCCTGCCATCTTACTGCCTATCGTTCTGACTAAATTCTAGAAGCGCTGTGTCTAGAGTGAATGTGGAGTTGGTCGAGTTATCTTCGATACGAAGGGCAATAGTCTTGCCTGACCCGATAATGTTATTAGAGTACACGTTATCTAGTGTACCACCGTAGCTAGACGTACCGTATACCGAAGATGACGCGCCGTAGTAAGCTACTGCGTCGCCCGTTGTTTCAATGTTGATTACCGGAGGTTGAATAACGCTACGTGCGCCGAGGTCATACTTGACGTGTGCTTCAATATCGAAGCCGCCCGTGGGTTCGACATACAAGGTCATCTTGTAGAACGTCTTGCGTACCTGAGGATCGTTGATAGGCATGTACGGTGACTCGTACAATGCTTCGATGTTAGACCCGTCAAAGGAGCTACCTGACTCCATCGTATAGATGTAGCCATCATTATTAGCGAACATCGCAGTCTCTGCATCATTTGCGTAGCGGCTGTCCGCAACGTACGCCCTGATACCTTTGGTAGTAGACCAGCTAATACCGGTCGCACCCTGAGCTACGAACTTAGTAGCGATCAACCCCTTTGCAGAAGTCTCCTGCTCGCTAGCTATATATGCGAAGATGCGATACTGGCTCTTCTCGCGCACTAGCACTGAAGAGAACGTTGAGGTTGAGTTAATCAACGCGTCGGCATCTTCTTTAATCGTATCTGACGTTACGTCCAACGCAAAGTCACCAATACGGTCAGTAGCACTTAACAGGCGAATACCGTCAGGGGCTAGGTAAACAACATCACCACCAACTTCCTGAATAGTATCGCCGTTGATGCAACCAATACGATCTGTAATAGAAGACATCTGAAAGTCAGCAGACGTATTACCGCTGAGTCGCTTGATGGTGTCTGTCGTGAAGATGATTAGCTGATCACGGAAGACGGTCAAGCCTGTCACATCATGACCAACGTTCAACGAACCTGCACCGTTAGCTGCGCTAAAGTCATCTACCGTAAACGGAGCCGTAAAGAATACGTTGTTACCTTTAGCGTAGAACGCAGTGTTCTTAAAGATAGCAACATGCTCTGCGCCACTAACGTCTGTGCTGTCTGATGAGGACAAGAACTCTAAGTCGTCACCAGAAGTATTGTAGATAGCAGGGTAGTTAGTGCCATCTACGAAGACAGCTTTGTCGTCACCATTAAAGTTGAACTCTGTGTGACGCGCTTTACCACCACCCGTAGATGCACTGACTGCGTACGTAGGGCTTCCTGCACCGTCGTCTAACAAGGTCCACGTAGTACCCGTGCCGACATAGTAAGCAGTCTTGTTAAGGTCACCAGAAGCTAGGTTAGTCTCTGCGTCAATAGCAGCCTGGTCAACTTTACGTGCGACAATCACACGGCCTGATGAAATAACCTTGAGCGCTAGGATAGGACCGGTTCCAGGTACAGTAGATGTACTGAACTTAGCAAAGCCTCTAATCTTAGAGTAACCGCCTGTCTTTGATACTTCAAAGTTCTGCAGGATTGTTGCCGAACCAGGTGCGCTCGTACCATGCTGAAGCGTGGACAGGTTGGATATCAACCCGCCACGGAACTCAACAGGAAAGCTACTCCATTGTGTTGGCATTAGTAATGTACTCGCGTATCACGCACGTAGTCTGTGCGGTTGATGTGAATGCTACGCAGGGCTTTGATACCTTGCTCAAACTTACCACGCGCTAACTGTGCAGCCTGCATGTCACCACGGAATTGATAGACATGATACATCGCACCATCTGTGATAACGTAACGGTATTGCTCAGGAAGGGTAGGTACATCATCGTGGTTCTCTAAGTCGAACCCTGTACGGTAGTACTCGTATACTAACTCATATGCCTTATCAGGCGCCGGATACATAAGGAACTCGCGGCTAGGAGTACGTATGACGTGAGTAGGCGTGCTACGAAGTGTACTGTCTGAGTTATACTCAGTATCAGCGTATTTGTCAAGCCATTCTTCATACGACAGAACTTTGAGAGCCTTTGTTTCTACGTTTAAAGTACTGTCTCGCTTAATACGGAACGTATTGAAGTTAATCGTCTTAGCGTCATATGGGAAGCTGTAGCGCACCTCGCCAGCGGTCAGGGTCTCAGTCTCTTCGCAGTGATTCCAAGGCCACTCAAACTCTTCTTGCTGCACATGGCGAATAGCATTGTTTACAGAATCCTTAGCAAAGGCATAGTAACCTGTCGCTGTAGCGAAGTTAGCTGTAGTCAACTCAACCTCATTGAGGCGGCGGTTGATATCGTTAACCAGACTTAGGTAATCGTAAGCCATTCTTTACTTCTCCTTAACACGGAGGTGGATGTCACGTTCGAATACGAGTTGACCACCTGTAGTGATCTGGCACACTACAGTGTATCTCTTATTGTTAGTACCCTGGCTAAAACGGGCAGTAGCAACCTTACCTGACACAGTACCGTTAACGAACTGCAAACCGTCTACAATCTCAGCATCAGCAAGTTCATTCTTGGTACCATCACTCTCTTTGATGAACCAGGTAGAGGAACTCAAGGTGTCATTAGTTAGAACACGTGACCAGTCAACACTGAAGTCTAACGTTTCATCCGGGTCTTTATCGGGCCAACGATATGCCATTATTAAATCCTCTTATATGACATACACAGTGCGATCATCTGCGTGACCTTCTATGTAGACAGTGTAGCTTTCAGGTTGAATGTGTACGGTGTAGTTCTCGTTGCGTGCGCGCATGTATAGCGTAGGCTGTACAGCTTGAATGTGTACTGTGTAGTTGTCTGTCTTGAAGGGTGATAAGATAATAGTCCTACTGCGGTCATATACAGCAGGGTCATACTCAAATGATAGGGCAGTAGGTGTGCCTAGATTAACACGGCCTATAGCAGACAGTTCGCGTACTGCAGATATAACACCCGTAGCATTACCTTTAGGCGTCACATTGGTGAGGGTGAAGCTAGCTGGTGTACCTGTCAAGAAGATACGCTTAGCAAGATTGGCTTCAAGAGTACCCGCACTAAATGTGCCTAACGCACTCGTGAGTGTTACATTACCTGCAGCGTCAATAGACAATGTGCCTGTAGTAAGACTAGCTGAATCGCTAGGTAGTGTTACAGTGGCTTTACCAATAATGCTAGGCGCACTCAAGGCAAACGCAGCCGAGTCACTCGGTAGTGTAACTTGAGCGCTACGACCACCAAGGCTTGACAGAGGTGCCTGAGATAGAGTGCTGAAACCTAGCATGGATTACTCCTAGCCCTCTAAAGCGTCTAGTCGTGCCTTAACCGAAGTCATCTCAGTCTCTAGTGTTTCAATCTTAGTAACTGCTTCTTGCAGTGCGGCGGTAAGTATTGGCACCAACTTACTCTGGTCGATCCCCTGATAGTCAGGTGTGCCATCGTCGTTCACTGCGTCCTGTGTACCTGTCACGGCCTCTGGTACTACCGCCTGAGCTTCGTGGGCCATGAAACCATCAACGGTTGTGTCCGGTTCAGCAATGAAGTTAAAGCGCTTGGGTTTAAGCTGCTTCACACGGGTGATGCCATCAGTGATAGCTGTTGCGTTCTCTTTCAGGCGATAGTCAGAAGATGTATTGTAACTCGTACTTGAAGACGTTACTGAGACGTTCCCCACAGTGGTGCCGGCTTTGCGAAACTGTAGGATCTCGCCGTCTGATGTCAGTCGATTATACACCGCAAGAGTGTTGCCATCACGCACATGCGACATAAACCCAGACCCATCAAAGCGATGACCTGCTGTGGTATTATCAGCAGAAGTCTTTCCTACTAAGAG